TGTAAACTATCACAATTATGGCATGAATATTGATGGGTCAGGAAATCCGTGTGTTAATGCCAAGCTTCAGTTAAATGGACATGACCGATTCCAGGAGCGTGATGGTAGCTACTTTAACTATGTCCAGCCAGCTCAGCATTTCACTAATACTCCAGCAGATGGCATCAACGTGTATTCATTTGCTCTTAAGGCAGAAGATCACCAACCTACCGGATCATGCAACTTTTCACGAATTGATAATGCCACTCTTAATGTTAATGCATTAAGCACTCTCCCCGTAAACTCAATTCTTAACATCTACGTTCAGAACTACAACGTTCTCCGCGTGATGAGTGGCATGGCTGGCACTGCTTACAGCAATTAAAAAATATTGAAATTTTTATTTATAATTTTATATAAATATATATAATTATAAATGACATTGCGAAAAGTCAATAAATGGAATAATTATATATCAATTGGTATTATTTATGATACACGCGAAATTATTAATTCAGATAAGAATGAAAAAATAGAATTATATAAAATACTGTGGGTTTTATATAAATATATTTATCATTATAATATACAACTACAACATGCTATTTCAAAATATGAATTATTAATTAAATTATTAAAATATAATAATATGACACAGGAAATGATTTCTATTAATTATATTGCTTCATTAAATTTAATTAATGATACTGAATTATGTAAAGTAAAAATAATTGAATTAAAAACTATATTAGAAGAAAAAAAATTACTCTATAACTATTATCTAAGATTATTTAATTATACATAACATGTCAAAAAAAACTAATGTATCTATAAGTAAACAATTTAAAAAATATAAAATTCCTTTAGAAACACACACAATGGAAGAATATTGTTTACCTAAAAAATTTACTTTACAACCACAACAAAAATTTCTACCAGAATTATTAAAAAGCGAATATAGTTTATGGAAAATAGATCCTAATATTAGAGGTATATTAATATATCATCAAATAGGCGCCGGTAAAACATGTACCGCAATTACAATTGCAGAAGAATTTAAAAAAAAACTCAACATTATGGTTATTTTACCTGCCGCATTAATAGGTAATTTTATGGATGAATTAAGATCAGAGTGTTCTGGAAATGAATATATTACATTTATAGAACGTCAAAAATTAAAAGAATTAAAAAAAGAGGATGATATGTATGAAAATATAATAATGAAATCAACTGAAAGAATTGAAAAATATTATACAATTTATTCATATCATAAATTTGCGGCACTTATACAAGAAAATAAAATTAAAAATTTAAATAATACATTACTTATAATAGATGAAGTTCAAAATATGATATCAATGTCAGGTACATTTTATAAATTATTAACACAAGTAATATATGCATCTAATGATACTTTAAAAATAATATTATTAAGTGCAACACCAATGTTTGACAAACCTGTAGAAATTGCATTAACATTAAATTTATTAAAAAAAGATAATTTATTACCTATTACAGAATTTAATCAAAATTATATTAAAATTACAAATAATACAAATTATAAAGTTATTAATATGACTGATTTTAGAAGCAAAATTAAAAATATAATTTCTTATTATAGAGGTGCTCCACAGATAGCTTATCCAAAAACAGAATTTAAACTTGTAAAATGTTATATGAGTGATTTTCAATATAAAAGTTATTTAACTACACTAAGTAGCGATAGTAATTATGTTAGAGGTTCTTTTAAAAATGTTGACATATTAAATATGTCTCAAAATTTTTATATAGGACCTAGAATGATTTCAAATATTGCTTTCCCCAATAAATCAATTAGTGATAATGGTTTTAGTTCTTTTAGAGGTGATGTATTACAAATACAAAATATTGGAGAATATTCAAGTAAATTTTTTAAAATGTATAAAAAAATAACAAAAGCGACTGGTCCTATATTTGTTTATTCTAATTTTAAAGAATTAGGTGGTATTAAATGTCTTGTTACATTTTTAGAATATCATGGATGGAAAAATTATAAAGATTATGGTGAAGGAAATAAAAGATTTGCAGTGTGGTCTGGAGATGAGCCATCTAAATTAAAAGATGAAATTAAATACGCGTTTAATCAAAAAATAAATAAAGATGGTTCATCTATTAAAATGATATTAGGCTCACCTTCAATAAAAGAAGGTGTGTCTTTATTACGAGTTCAACAAGTTCATATTTTAGAACCATACTGGAATATGTCTCGTTTATTACAAATAATGGGTCGTGCTGTTAGATTTTGTTCTCATAAAGATGTTCCAAAATCAGCACGTATTGTTAAAATATATTTATATCTAGCAACTTATAAAGGTATCAAAACAATAGATCAATATATATGGTCTATGGCACAAGAAAAAACTAAAATAATAGAAGAATTTGAATCTGCATTAAAAGAATCTGCATTTGATTGTAATTTAATGTATAATAGAAATTATTATAAAAAAGATACCAAAAAATTAATATGTAAAAATTAAAATCAATTATACTTATTTATTATAATTCAAACTAATAAATAATACATAATAAATTAACATTAAAATAATATTATATGTAATAAGAAGAAAAATAATTTAGATGTTTTCTATTATAATATATAATAGAAAATGTCTAAAATAAATATAAATTGGGAACAAAATGGCAGAGTGTTTCCATTATGGGTTATGAATAATTTTAAAAAATATATATTACCTGAAATTGTAAGAAAAGATGGTGAAGATCCGTGTAATGAAAAAAAAACAGATAGTTTAACATTATACCAAGAATTTATTGGACAATATTTAAATTATCAATCTCCTTTTAAAGATTTATTAATTTATCACGGTGTTGGATCTGGTAAAACAAATACAATGATTAATGTTTATAATATATTATATAATTATACTCCAAAATGGAATATCTTTTTATTAATTCCTGCATCACTACATGATGATCCGTGGATTAAAGATATTAATAAATGGATGAAAAAAGATGATTTTGATAAAAGATTTGCAAATATAATATTTATTCATTATGATTCACCTTTTGCCGATAAAGATTTTTTAGAAAAAGTAAGAAAAGCCGATACAAATAAAACATCATTATTTGTTATTGACGAAGTTCACAGATTTATAACAAATGTATATAATAATGTAGCATCTAAAAAAGGAAAAAGAGCTCAAGTAATATATGATTATATACAACAAGAGAAAAAAGATAATATTAATACTAGAATATTATTATTATCTGCAACACCTGTAGTTAATACACCATTTGAATTTGCATTAATTTTTAATTTATTACGTCCTGAAACATTTCCAACATCTGAAGCTATTTTTGAACAACTATTTATAAGTTCTACTAATTATGCATCATTAAATGAAAATACAAAAAATTTATTTCAACGGCGTATATTAGGTTTAGTATCATATTATATAGGTGCAACACCTGATAAATATGCTAAAAAAATTATTCATTATGTAAATGTTCCTATGGATACATATCAAGAAGAAGTATATAATTATTTTGAGGATATTGAAGAAAAAAAAGAAAAATTACGAATTAAAATGTTTAGAGGTAAAATAGGTGATTCAATGTCTACTTATTCATCCTATACAAGACAAGCATGTAATTTTGTGTTTCCTATGATCTCAGAATTAATTAATGGTGAAAAACGACCAAGACCTAGTAATTTTAAATTAAAAGAAACAGATGCGGTAATAATAGATGAAGGTAAAGATATTGATAAGAAACAAATATTAGTGAAAACAAAAGCTGAAGTGCTTGAATATATTAAAGCAACTAGAATATATGTAAATAGTTTTATTGAATTTATGAAAGAACTGTTAAGAGATGATAAACAGAAAGAGCATACACTTAGTGATGATATTAAAATATTTCATACAAAATATAAAAGTGATTTTACTAATTTTTTTAAAAAAGAACAAAAAAAATCAAAATTATTTATTAATATGTATATGTATAGTACTAAATTTGTTAGAATCATTTTTAATATATTAAATACAAAAGGAACAGTTATGATTTATTCTAATTATGTTGAAATGGAAGGATTACAATTACTTAAAGTTTATTTAAGTTTCTTTGGTTTTGTTGATATTGATAAAGATTTAGATCAAGAATTTAATAAAAATAAATTAAATGATACTAATAAATTATCAAAAGATGGTTTAAGATGGTGTGAATTTCATGGTGGAATTGATAAAGATGTCCGCAGATTAAATAAAGATATTTTTAATATGAAAAGTAATAGATATGGTAAATACTGTAAAATAATGATGATATCACCTGCAGGCGCAGAAGGTATCAATTTAAATAATGTTAGACAAGTGCACATTCTTGAACCATATTGGAATGAAGTACGTATTGAACAAGTTATAGGTCGTGCATTACGATTCTGCCAACATAAAGATTTACCATTAGAAGAACGCATATTGGATGTTTTTAGATATAAAGTAATTAGAACATCTGGAAAAGAAACTGCTGATGAAAGATTAGAAAATATATCTAGAAAAAAAAATAATTTATTATTATCTTTTAGTGAAGCTGTTAAATCTGCAGCAGTTGATTGTGAATTATTTAAAGAACATAATATGATGGGTTCTAAATATAAATGTTTTCAATTTAATGAAGAGTCGTTATTTGAAAAACCAATAGGTCCTGCATTTCAGGTTAAAATTAATTATGATTTAAAACTTGATAATGGATTAAATGCAAAAGATTCAAATATTAAAAGAATTAAAATACGTAAAATAAAAGCAGTGCAAATGACTGATGAAAATACTTATTCAACTGAAGAAATATATTGGTTAAATGAAGAAACTAATATTGTATATGATAATTTATTAAATTATCCTATTGGAAAACTTAGTAAAGATGAAAACAATCAATATAAATTATTAGAAAATGATGTTTATATTATTGAAGATATTATTTATGTTCCTAAAATAAAAGTCTATGAATAACTATAATTTAGTTAAATTTGCTACATTTGGAGTAGGTGTATCTAGTGGATATGTAGGTTGGTATGTTTCACTAGCTGCATCTGGTTCAACAGCGGTACCCGGATCCAGTGGTGCAACGGCTTCATAATTTATACCATTATGATTCATTCCACCATAATTCATTCTCCCATGATTCATTCCAGCATAATTCATTCCAGCATGATTCCCAGGTGGTTTTTCTGTATCTGAATAAACTCCATTGTTCATATTATTATTTAATAAAGCTAAATTATTAATTGCACTTCCTCTGCCATTATGATTATTCTTAACTGGTGCAAATGTTTGAATAGATAATGCATCAATACGCGGATCATGAGTGCGGCTCATGGAATTCCCTGTCTGCATTTGATTTCCCATCATTTGACCTGGATTCATCATTGGATCTGCTGGATTCATCATTGGATCTGCTGGATTCATCATTGAGTCTGCTGGATTCATAACAGAGTCTTCTTGGTTCATCATTGGGTATCCTTGGTTCATCATTGGGTATCCTTGGTTCATCATTGGGTATCCTTGATTCATCATTGGGTATCCTTGGTTCATCATTGGATTTCCCATCATTTGATTAGGTTTTTCCATTTTATTATTAAATAAATAATTCATAGATGATGCATTAGAACTAGTCATAGTTGTATCAGAATCAGACTCTTGATGCACTTTTCGCGCATGTGATTGTTTTGATTTTTCAGTTTTTAATTTACGAGTTCCTGTATGAGATTGTGTTTTATACGAAACCATTATATAATCTTATTAAGAAAATATTTATAATTTTTTAAAGTATTAATATAAATTATTTTTTTTTATCTTTTTTTATTTCATTTATAATTTTATTTAATTGATTATTTAAAATATCATTTTTTTTTTTTAATTTTTTTTTTTTTTTTTTATGATTACTTTTTTCTATTTTATTTTTTTATTATATTTTTATATATTTTAAATAATTAATTTTTGAAAAAGAAATGAAAAAAATAAGAAATGTGTAG